AAACGGTAGCATACCCACCTGTCCCTTTGGTATAAGTGAATACACTCGTTGCTTTGGTTTTACGCATAATGTAGTAGTTAAGTGAAGCATCTTCAAAGAAGAAGTACTTATAGGTTCCGTCATCAGACACAGCCTGAATTGAATATGCAGCAGTCGCTTTTGCAGAGTCGCTACCTACCACAGTCCCGTCAGCGTTGGTTACTTTCAATACTGTAGGGAACTGTGGTTTTAACCTTGAAGCCACATCTATACTTGCGAGTTGTTCGAGCATTTGGTCAAATTGTTCGGTATAGTCCTTATTTTCGGTCTTAGGAATAAGTTTAATTGCTTTCTCAAAAGCTGCGGGCATATCCTTGAGGACTTTTTCCACACCCTTAAGGTCAATCTTGGGTTCTACTTTAACTTGAGGAGCGGGTACATTTACTTGAGGTTTGGTATCAATACCCTTAATAGCTTTAGAAAGGGCTGTTTCAAGCTTTTTAAGCTCCTCTACGACTGGTTTGGCGTAATCAGGACTCTCAGGGGTTTCTTTCTTGTTGAGGCTGCTTAGAGACTCTCTAATGTCTGTAAGTAAAGCCCCAAACTTCTTAGCGGTTTCTTCTGAGGTGTCGCTTGAATCTGCAAGAGTCCCTGCAACTTCAGACATAATGTCCTGAATATCTTTAAGACGTTTGACTTGTTTAAGATTAAACTCGTACTGCTCCAGTTTAGCGAGTTCGTCTACCGATAGTTTAGTTCTGTCTATGTTCTCTAAACCCATCGTGCGTACCTCTGTACTTGTTCGGCATCTAAAAGAACCGTTATGTTATCAATCCTCAATTCAAAGATTTGGTCTCGTTTAGCGTCTTTGTTTAAGTCCCAGTGCATAGAGACTTTGTGCTTCATAGAATAGTCTCGTAAAAGCCCAAACTTGTTATCACGTTGTTTCTTGGTTTTATCCCCTTCACGGAGAGCTGTTAGGTCTTTGACTTTACGCATCATACACCCCTAGTATCTGGTCTTCTCGCACGATACGGTCATCTTCTGGAGTTTCAATGGCAGAGTAACGCTCAAAGAACACTTTATCGCCTACGTCGCAAAATGTAACATCGTCTGCTTTAGCTAGAACTACCCCTGTTGGGGGTAAGTCTTTCCATTCTTCGGCAATATAAATACCGTCCTGTTCTTCAACTGGCTGGTCTGGTTTAATTAAAACTAGCTTCGTATTCAGACGCATTTTTGTTTTCTCTGATTTCATCTACTATTATAGCACCACTCGTCATTAGTAAACCACTAATTGCTACGGCAGTTCTGATACACTGTTCCTCTGACTCTGCTGGGTCGATAATCCCCTGGTTAATTAAGTTAATCACACCTTTATCTGGGTTCATCACATCTACCCCATATCCAGCTCGGATGTCGTTCATGTAGTCGTTTAACTCAATACCTGCATTCTCGTATATCTTTTGAATAGGAGCTTTTAAGGCGGCTTTTAAGATGGGATTCTTGACTGAGTGAGAGAGTTCGTAGAATAGTGTTCCGCCACCTGGTACTACTCCACCTCTAGCGGCAGCTTTAGCAGCTCCAACAGCGTCTTCGTATCTGAAGTGTTTTTCTTCTATCTCGCTCTGGGACTGTCCCCCGATACGGATAATGGCAATCTTCTGTCCGAGAGTGTTTAATCTGTCCTCTGCGAACTTCTTAATTTCTCCAGTAGCGGTTTTAGCTAGTTTCTCTAGGTTGCTTCGATGAGTCGTTAAGAGTTCTTGATCTGCAACACCCTCAATAATAGTAGTCTCGGCAAGTTCCACAATTACTCGTTTAGCGTAGCCCATGTGAGCAGGACTAATCTTATCTAAGGGGTGTGAGCCGTTTCTTGAAAGGAGAATACCGCCTGTAGAGATAGCTAAGTCTGTCAGGTAATCAGTGGAGTTTTTGATATTCTGGGGAGTCCTGACTACCATGATGTCTGCAAACCCCTTAGCGGTGTTCACTAGAAGCAACGAGAGAGCGTCTCCTGCGACTTCGTTAGCTACAAGTAAGACTTTACGGTTAGTTGGGTCTAAGCCCCCTATGAGCTTTAGAATAGGCATAGCGTCGTCTTTATCACGGAGTTTAGCGTCTACTGCGATTACATTCACTTCACGGGCTTCGTGACGAACACCTGACTCATCTAGTAGGTAAGGAGAAGCCGACCCTGAATAAATCTTGAATCCGTTAATAATCTCGGTGGTTGTCTCTGACGCTTCGCCCATCTCTAGGAAGATAGGAGTATCTTTACCTACTTTATTCACTAGCTCCCCGACTTCTTGACCTATCTCTTTATCCCCCGAAGCCACCTGTGAGACCTGGATAATCTCCTGTTCTCCTGCTTCTTTGGTGTGTTTCTTGATAGCGTCTAAGACTTGGATTTGGTCTTTATCCAGTCCTAGTTTGAGTTTCATGGGGTTTTTACCTGATTCAATCTCCACAAGAGCTGCTTTTAACATATGATACGCCAGAACCGTTACGGTGGTTGTGCCGTCGCCTGTGGTGGAGTCGAGTTTCATGGCTGCTTCTCTTAAAAGGTCAGCTCCTACATCTTCAGCCCCTTCTCCGAGAGAGACTGCTTTCGCTACGGTTACGCCGTCATGAGTTACCGCTACTTTAGAGCCGTGTTTTCTAAAGATTACATTACTACCTCGAGGACCCATAGTAGTAGAGACTGCTTCATAAAGTTTCTTTGCACCATTAAGAATAGTTTTTGTGGTGTCTTCAGTGATGATTGTTGTAATCATGTACCCTCGTATTTAGTTGTCCAGTGATTTGAGTATAAAAGAAAAAGACCTATATTTCAAGGTCTTGATCTTATCCCTTACAAAGGTTTGTTTATGTCTACCTTTGGTTGAGTGTTGCCGTCAACGACGGGGAACAGTCGAGGGTCATTTGCATCAACATCTAAGTGTTGAACTACATTTGACTCTACAGACTCGACTACTTCTTGAACTTCTACTTTTTTACCCATGTTATTCTCCTTCTTTATTATTATACATTATGCGGCACTCCTACCAGTAGCCGCTAGTCTGCCTGTTGCTGCACTTCTTGTTACGGGAGTAGTGGGGTAGAGTTGTATGTCATCAAACCAGGCACTTCCTACCAGGGTCGCAGCCCCATCATCACCGATGAGGTTCATCTCTGGTGTTAGGAAACACGCTGTAGCATCAGTGGTCAGCGTAAGTGTGTATTGAGTCCAGTCGGTCGTGGTTTTGATAGCCGAACCAGTCGTACCTGAAGGTCCTGCTCCAGTGATACCGTTCTGGCGGTACTGTGACAGAGTAATGTTTGCACCAGATGTAGCCGAACCCGATAGAGAAGTTTTCATCCTGTAGGTCATGGTATATTCCGTACTTGGCTTACAAGGTATTTTCTCTTGTCCGAGAGAGTAAGCTAATGTGCCGCTATATCTCCTCACTTTTATTCTCGAGCTTGTTGCACCAAGAGTTAATTTCATAGATGCAGTGCCGCTATACTTTTCTGCCGTATCAAACTGAGCTGAGTAAGTACCAGCCCATGAGAATATCTGCCAACCGTATTTATTAGGTGAGCGGTAAGTTGAACCTGCTGCGGTTCCGTCTACACAACCGTCTCCAGTGGTCGTAGCTGCGACAAAAGTAGGAATATTCTCAAAACTACCGTTAAAGTCAGGTATACCGTCAAGACTTCTCCTTGTTTTCGTTGGCGTATCTAAGCTCCATGTACCTGATGTTATGGTTCCGTTATTATTGTTGCCTGATGTGTCATAAGCTATTGAGCCGCCACCTTCGTTGAGAGGAAGTCTGAACAGGCAATCGTACGGTATTGTTCCATTCAGGTGGTGATTAAGTGCATCTGTAGCCGTAAAGGCATTAAAGGTAAAGAAAGTATCTAATGCATTACCTATGAACCCATTACTAGCCATACTGATCGAGCTAACCTCATCCATGTCTGCAAGTGTGGTTGAATTAGTCCCAACTAGTAGCCCATCAATATAGAATGAGATTGTATTGTCATCTCTTACGCCAACAAGTGTATGCCAAGTGTTGTCAGCTACGCCCCGTGGACTCATGATAGTAAGGTTGGCAGAACCATCATATACAGCTACACGGACTCTTTCACCTGTTTCGGCTCTGAACTGGAAGGGGTATTTAGTGGATGCTTTAGTGAAGAATGTTGAGGCTGGTGTTGGTGTATTTGGATTGATCCTGAACTTTCCACCCCATGTGTATGTTCTATGGGTAGAGTCGCCAATCACGAGCGTACCAGCATTCGAAGCTATAGATACGTTCCCAGAGCCAGCAATATACAAACTAGCGTTAGAGTTCTTTATAGGCTGTCGTGCCATGTTAAACCTCTACAGATTTAGCTTCTTGAGCCTTGTTTACGATCTTGGTAAGTTCAGGGTCTACCTCTACGGTAGCGACGTAATCTGCTTCTACTTCGTTAGCAAACTTAGAAAGAATTTCGTCTACCTGTTCTTTGCTTTCTACAGGTAAGTCCTGGCGAGTGTCGGTCATTACAACTGTAGTACCACTTAACACCTGGAAAGTTACCTTACCGTCATCGTCTATTTTTGTGATCTTATATTTAGCCATCTCTACCTACTTCCAAAGTAATGTTATGTCTGCTGTCCCACCGATAGTAGCGTAGAGACCTGTTGAGAACTCAATAGCTGGGAAGGTCAGGACAATGCCTGAACCTGCTGCAAAGGTAATGGTGTTAAGTATGACGGTTGTAGCTGCTGAGGTATTATCCCAGAGCTTTAATGTACCTGAACTGTGTGAGTTGACTACAATACCTTTTAACACACCTGCACCCGTTTTAACGAGGGCTGAAGCACTTAGGTTAGTATAAGTAGCAGAGTCACGAATCTTGAGAACGTCGTTAGTGAGGTCTTCACCAGCGATTTTAGTCTGTAGTGTAGACCAAAGTGCGGAATCTGTTTCTCTAGCCATGAAAGCCCCCTATACGTCCGCACCACCAGAGATAGCGGCCTCTGAGCGGTTGGTTTCACCCTTGTAATATGTTCCGTTTGCACCAGAAGCGAGAGTGGCAGCACCCCAGGCAATGTTAGTACAGGTTTCGGTAGTAGCGATGGCGTTGGCTTCAGTACCAGCGTTCTTGGCTTCTACAGTCTGAGCTGTGTCAGTGTTGGTAGTAGCGGTTACGTCTGGGTGAGCGTAAGTACCTGTACCGTATGTAGTACCAGCACCAGCAGAGGCGTTGATAGCACTCTTGAGGTTGTCGAGCGATACAGCAGCCGACACACCGATGAGAACTTCAAAGGCAGCACCCGTAAGAGTGGTCTTGAAGGTGTAGGTGTATCCACCGATTGTTACGGTTTCGTTGTTACCAAATGTACCTGACGAGGTGAGGACACCTGTAGCTTTAACAGCGTCACCAGCAGTGTTCTTAAGAGCGTAAATTACTTTTTGTTCGAGCTTCGAGTCGTTAGCGTAAGACGCTGGGTCTACGTTTACGGCACGAGCTACTAATTCTAAAAATGCACGAGACATAATGTTTTTCCTTTTCTATAGCGGTACTCGGACGCAATGCTTTTCCCTGCTTTTTTATTTTAGTTTACTCTTAAAGTGTATGCCCTTTCGATAAATCTTACAAGGGAATTGCAAGAGAAAACCACCCTTTCGGGTGGCTTGTCTCTGTAAGCTCAATTGCAGCTTAGGGAGCAGTCGTCCTGGTCACCTCAACTAACGACGCGGCACGTTCGACGCCGACGCCATAAATTGAGTGGAGAACAGCCTTGACACCGATGGCGTCTACTGAGTATTCCATTTCAAACTTAGGAGCAAGTTGCTTTGCAAGGGTGATAGCATCCTTGTGGAAGAACAGGTTACGACCAGTGGTCGAAGTTGGAACGTTACCACTGTGGTAGAGGTCCATTGCGTAGACATTACCGATTAGAGAATCAGCAACACCGTTTACGGCAGTACCAGTCTTACCAGTTTGGTCGTAAGCATTGTACTTGTTTACACCTAGCAAATCAGCTTTGGTGTAGTGACCTACAACGCCACGGCGACCGCTAGCAGGAGTGTTAGCTACGTCGAGGGCAGTAACAACCGAGAGGATGTCAGCGTCGTCAACAGCAGCACCAGCCGAAACAGTTGTACCAGCAGAAGCATAGAGAGCCATCAGATCGGTGTCGGTCTGACGAGCTACGCTTTCAGCCATACGAGTTTGGAAGGCACTCTTTAGGTCGTAGTTACTTTGTACTTTAGCGATGTCTTCAATCTTAACGGCACTGTAGTAGTGCTTGTCGATTGCAATGGCGATTGGTGTGCCATTTGGTACATCGTAAGTTACGTCGGTTGAAGCAGACTTAGCACGAGAATCAACAGCGATGGTGAATGGTACGTTGATAGTGTCGCCACCGTCAGTTACCAGACCACTGCGGTCTTTAACGAGTTTAGCCATTTGGAGCATTTTGTCGTATGGTTGCTCGATGTCACGAGTCCATTTTTCAGCAATATACTGAGCTGTCTGAGCGATAGCACGAGTAGTGTTGCTATTTGTCGTTGGGGTTGCCATGTTATGGTTTCCTTTTTATTTTAATTTGCCAGAGATGAATGCGTCGAGTTCTTCGTCGGTCATCTGTTCAGGAGCCTTGTTAAAATCAAGGCGTTTTGCCTTTGAGCCGTCAGGTCGGAGACCTGTTTGTGCAGCTTGTCGGGCGATGTTCTTAGTGGATTTCTGAGTCTTAGTTGCGGCGGTGCGTTCGACTAACTCCATCATGCCTTCTATGTAGTCTGAGTAACGGATGTTTGGATTCGCTACTTGACCAGTTTCTTTGTCGTAACCGACAGATGAAAGGTACATTTCGTTAAGTGCGTCTGCAACCGACGGATTAAAGTCTTCAGAGTCCTTATTAAGAACTGGATACTTAGATTCAATCTTGGGTGCATCAATTTCTAATCGTGTGTGGAACTGAATCGACTTAGCCTGTTCTAAGCCTGCTTGGTAGTTCTGCTGTCCGTAGTCCGTTCGGTCTTGTTCAAATCTGTCCAAAACTTCTGGGTCTGCTTCTAACGTCTCTCTATAATCCAAGCCTGGTTTAATGTTGGGCTGTGGTTGCGATTTCTGTTTCAAATCTGCAATTAGACTTTTGATTTTAAGTTGCTCTATTCGCTTTTCAGCTCGTGGAGATAGTTTCGGTTCTTCGACTTCTGGTTCCTCCCCAGTTTCCTCGGCAGGTTCCTCGTCTTCTACTTCTTCTTCAACTTCCCCGACTTCTTCTTCAACAACTTCGGGAGTTTCCTCCACTTCAGGTTGTTGTTCTTCAGACTCAATTACTTGGTCTTCAGTATCCATATTGTCCCTCTTTTCATTTTAACTGACCCCGAATTTGTAAGGCGGCACGGTCGACTCCGCTCATTTTGGTGTTTGTTTACAGTCCACATTCGGGTTACCAAGCCCAAAGTCAGGACGCTACTTGTAAGGCTACTATACCACTATATCCTTAAATATGGGAAGCCCCTTTTCGTCACTACCTATAAGGAGTTTATTCGTGGGGATTGTTTGCGAAAACTGACCCTTTTCACTCTCTCCTATAAGTTGATTCCCAACCTGTCGCCAAGTAGTAGGCATTTCAGGTTTAAGATACTCTGAAATATCCTTATCTGAGCCGTGAGGAGTTACCTTAGCTGGAGTGATTCCTAGTTTCTCAAACTCTGCCGCTTCTCGTTCTTCCTGACTAGCGTATTTGTTTGACATCTTTTACTGCCTCTGCTGCCTGTTCGTAGGCGTTAATCACAGCTTGGAACTCGCCAATAATAGTGTTGGCTATCTTCCAGTCTTCAGGGGTTACGTCAGCACCAATAACAGGGCGACCATCTGGTAAGAACGCCTTGTAGTAGTCCATTCTCTCGTTTAGGTGGGTTTTGAGAGCTGCGAACTCTCTCG